CTTGGTTTCAGCTTTCCATTTGCATCTGTCACAACAATATTGTTGTTAGTCGTTCCTAATGCAGTTCCAACTTCAGGTACATTTCCCGCTGCACTTCCTGCAGTCTTAACAGCTGCAGATCCTAAACCCAAATTAGTCCTAGCCCCAGCAGCAGTGCTTGAGCCTGTTCCACCATTTGCAACTTTTAGTACCCCATCAACAGGAATTGCAGTATTCCCGCTAAAATCTTTAGTTTCACTTGTGCTTGCAGTTCCAAGCTTTACATATACTTTTCTTGCCGTTGTCAACTTTTTTGCACTTGCAGCAGAACCTTCCATCGGCAAATATTTTTCATCGCTTATCGTTCTTTGTGCTGTATTATTGTCAGTTTGAATCTTATCTAATGCTCTAACAACGTCACTAGTCTGGGCATTTTCAGCCTCATTACTAATTCCATTAAGAGACCCAAAAGCCTTAATATACAGAGCCTGCATCCAGCCGATGCAATTATTAAAGATTTTTGCTAGCCATGGAGTTCCGTCAATAGCATCAGGCCCAGAAGAGTTAACCGCACCACCGCCCGGATACTTCTCAGGGTCATTCATATAATAATCACTATAATTCTCATCAATCTTAAACATAATCCACTCCTTTTTTTTCTATATCCATTTAATAGCCAGCAGCGCAATACTCTGCACTTGCTTCATTCTCAAAATAAAATATTCAATATAACTTTTATATTCTGAAGGAATCTCCAAACGCCGCAAATAAATTACACGTCCAAAAGAATCCCTAACAACTTCTTTACAAACAAAAAAGCAATATCCCCACCAGATAGGCTTATTCGGAATCGAATAAGCTGTAGAAGTATCATTTCTTAATACTGTGATCTCATAGTCACTATATCCCTCTCTGTATCCACATACAGCTTTACCAAATCCACAAGTAGCGTAAGAATTACCGCAAACATTATACATAGCACTGGAAAGATTACGCGGATTACTTACCGGCACATTTTCAACAACTTCAATTTCCGGCCAAACTTCTTTCAAAACTCTTTCAAGAAATATTCCTGCCCCGCCCGAATTGTTCATCTGCCACAATCCGGCCAATACGTTTCTTCTTATTTCCAGCTCAGCACTAGTGAATAACACCTGGAAGACCTGCTCCCACTTCTCTGGGCTCCTGGTCGTTTCCGGAAATCTATCAAGATACACAGCTTCAATCTCTCGTCTCAAATCTTCAGGCAAAACAGCAATAGCAGCAAAAAGCCGCTCCATGTTTCTAGTCCTGGAAAGATTCCATTCTCTCGAATGAGGAAGTAAAGCTTCAATTACTTTCTTAAATTTACTCATATTCAACCCCATTCACAAACAGGCGGCCCAAAGCACTAAGCTTACCACGATCCAGGTTATAGTTATCAACCTGCACATTATTTATTTTCATACTCACCGTGCCAAACTGAGCTTTCAAACTTGTAGCCACACTGTTAGCTAGAGCTATCAGTGTGTTTTTCTGAATCGAATTAGTTTTATTATTTTCATCACTTAATCCGCGAATATAAGGCTCACGACCCAAAAGATAATCGTCACAAACACTTTTATATGCTGCACCAAAATCAGAGACATCCACGCCAACAACAGCAGTCACATATACATCCACAGTGACAATACTTACAGGCTGAATATTTCTATAAGTTCCATTATAGTCAGGATCCAAAATTGCAGTTAAAGGCTTTCTGTCAGCAATCCCCGTCTCCGGGTCATAAGTACACGCCTCACCCACGGCCACACACAACTCTCTACCTGGCACTCTGTCAGGATATACATCAGTATTTCCAGCTACATATATTTCCACGTCTCCAGGAGAATCTTCCCCATTATAAGGATAAGTCTGCAATACCCCGGGGGCATCATAAGACCAGATTCTATAGTCACTCAATGCCCCGCCTTGTGGCTGAGTCGAATATCTGTTCACAACCCTCGCCCTGTAATGGTCAGCCGTTTCTTCATCAAGCCCTTCTTTAGTCGTACTAGCTACAACAGCATCCTGAGCAATAAAGCCCAAAGGAGACACAAACTTTATTTCATCGCCTTGTGCAAGATTTCCACCGCTTCCAGACTCCACGCAATACACAGGCACGTCCACGCTTGCACCTGTTGTTGTCACCGTCTCGCTCACAACATACATCAAACCAGTTACATCACTTTTTAGTTGTGTGCCCGCAGTTATTGCCTGTCCTTCAGTCACAACCGTCGCACTGACAAGCCCTTCCCAAGCCTGTCCGCTTGTAGGCTCACCAACTCCAATATTCACACCAAGCTTCACAAGAGGCTGTAGACTGATTCCCATAACATTCACACGGTCAAAGCTCGCAGTATCCGGGAAAAGCTGCAAATAAAACCAGCCACAAACCTTATAAGGAAGAACAAAAATAACCGAAAGAACTTTACTCAAAATAACAATAAAGCTCTTAGGCAAGAGTCTGAGCTTATTGTTAAATTTTTCTTGAAAACTTTCTATTAGTAAGTTATATACATAATCAACAGTTTTATTTTCGTATGCCATCTATTTCACAGCCCCCTGCCATTGCAATTCATAATTACCACCGCCAGCCTTGCTGCCATCCTGACTGACAGTTGCATCAAGCTTCACCCTTTGAGCAGATTCTGCTGTCAGCTCCACATCTACCTCATCAGCACCGGCATCATTTATAATCCAGTCTAAATCCCTCTTACAGGCATCTTTAGCCTTTCTCAGATTTCCGCTAGTAAGAGGAAAACCCTTAATCATCGCACCAAACTCGCTTGTAATCCATTCGTTTTCCCGAGTGCCTTCAATCAAGTTTCCCCACCAGGTTTCTTTAGGTCTTCTGTTCAAATCCTCATCATTACCGCCCAAAAGCGATAGAAAAACCGCCGTATCAAAATTCCTGCAGTCTTTAATCAGTCCGTTGTCAAGCTCAATGTCAGCCCCGTCAGGAGTCGAAATCAGAAGAACGTCTCCCATAAATTCATCTTTACACACATTCACCCCCTTACATCATCTGCACATCATTCTGACCGGCATTGCTTATAGTAAGCACAACCGGGGCAGTCACAACCGACTGCCCCACCGTATACTGAGCCGTTTCACTACCGCTGGAAACTTCTCCACCGGCTAGCGGCAATTTATCATCAATTTTAGCACCGCTAATTAAAACAGCGTTTAGCGTCACAACCACAGGCGCAACTTGTGGGCCTGGAACAGTGCCACCACTTACAAGCACCTTCAGCCCGTCCAGACAGACCTTTTTTCCGTCAATCTTAGTATTAACAGAAAGCCCGCTCTGAATCTGGCAAGTTCCCTGGTGAAGTGTGTCCTGAATCTGGCAATTCTCAACCGCAACAAAAGGCATCAGCTCACCTCTATCTTTCCAAGAGTTCCCTGAATCGTAATTTTGCCCTTCATTACAACCTTCCCGCCCTGCATATCAGTCAAAGAAATTCCGTTAGAGTCAGAAACAATCTTGTTTCCATTTTTATCCTCTACAGAAATTTCCTCACACTTATCTATTTTTATTTTTCCATCCCCACCCAAAAGACCACTAATCAGCTCATTGCCATTCTCATCCTTACTAACAACGCCAATTGAGCCGTCATTCATCAAATGAATCACAGCCCTAATATTTCCATCTTCATCCCGGGAATATATAATTCTCTCCCCAGGCTTAGCCCCCTGAGTCTTTCCCATTACACCGGCAACAACATAGTTTCCCGTACCTTCGACAGAAACAAGAAGCACCCTGTCATTTTCCAATGGCGGCGCATCATCTCCACTGGCCACATAGGCCTTAGCCGTTACGTTTGCCCCAGAATATATTTCAACAGTCTCAAGCAGATCTTCTGTCTGCAACACACGCGCTACTCTTGCCATGGAAACACCTCTGGCAATTGCCCAGTCCTGCTGCCAGGAAGCACAAGAAGAAATTCAGTAGTTTCTCCCCCCTGGTCATCCCGCTTCAAACTTACCTGGTCACATAGAAATTTTGTCTCTCTATATATTTCACAGCCAGGAGCCTTCACACTCACCGCCATATTCTCTCGATAAAGCCTTCCTGTCTTATCCCTGTGACCGCTGACAGTAAGCTTATACTTCACACATTCGCCAAACATACGCCCTGCAAGAGATAAAACCCCCTGCTGCAATGTCGTACCGCTTGCATCTTCAATAGCCTTTCCATAACAGCGCAATACGCCATTCCTGATTAAAGCTTTATTTTCATAAGTATATTTTTCACTGTCATTTTCTTCTGTTGTCTTTGTGTAGCCGGTTATATGGGAATACATTTTCTGCCCATCAAATTGTGGAATACAAGATATAAAAGGCATTTCTCCCTGAATAAATGTTGCGGTAACAGGCTCAATTTCCGGCGTGTAAATTAGAAGGCTGCCGTCAGCCTTATTAGTCATATATAACCCACGCTGCTCGCAAAGCTTCATCAGAAAATCCCAGCATTTATCACTGAGCGACACTTCCACCTTATCAAAAGGCTCTCCTATATTTCCCTGAACGTTCACCCTTACGCCAAAAGGCTCACACACAGTGTCAGCAATTTCTTTGATATTCATGCCGCTGTATTCAGCCGGAAACAAAGAAGGCGGTAGGCAGCTGTCAACAAGCACACCGCAAAGAGGATAACCCTGCACGTTCAAAGTCTGAGCATCAGGCTTAACCTCTGGAGTAGGCGGCATCAGAAGCCCCTTAAATACCAAATCATCATCAAAATAAACGTCATAAACCTGGTAAGAAAAAGGCCGGAACATATTCCTTAACGCCGCAGATTCATAATCCCAAATACTTGAAAAACTGAATCCATCCACACCGTTAACATTTCTTACAAGCGTATAAGCAGTAAAGCCTGTTAAAAGCTTTCCTTGCCCAGAAAGCCCTAAATCTTTTTTTGCATCCTTATCAAGTAAAACAGATTCACCTGCAGAACTTCTGGAAGTGCTGCCACTGTCAGGAATAATAAGCACATCCCCAACATAGATATACGGGCTACCGTCAGAAGCCTTTCTTCTCCCGCTCAGCTGAGGGTTAGCCTTTACTATTTCCGGCCAGCGCGCCGGGCTACCATAAAACTTTACGCTGATTTTTGTCAAAGTGTCATTTGAAACTACAGTATAAGTCTTAGCCATAGTAACGCACCTCTCTACCCATAGGAATCAGTTCTATCTCATCAGCATTCAGCCCGTTGTCCATTATAAACTCATCAGCCCTTTCAAAGCCCTGCTTTCCGTAAAGCTCACACAAAAGCTCATAAAGCTGTCTGTCTTTACCAAGCTTAATAGTCCTTGCCATAGGCAAATCAAAGGCTACTTCATGCAGCATTTCAACTGCCTTTATTACCGTTTCAAGTACGGCCTCATAGCTTTCCCCAGTATCCACAAAAGCATTTTTAGCCACCTGAGCATCTATATAATCTTTATAAACTTCAAACTGAACAGCCACAGCATCTGCAATCGCGAACACGTCTCCGCGGCTCAATATTTTTCCTGCATTATCCTGAACTCCGACCACGTTTTCAGAACCGCCGGAACTGCTTAAACTGCCAGAGCTTCCACCACTTGCAGAACCGCTGGAACTGCTTAAACTGCCAGAGCTTCCGCTACTTGCAGAAGCTCCTTCCTTTGCGCTTTTTGCGACCCCATAAGAAAGAGCGGCAACCATTGCCCCCACCATCGTACTTGTAGCCGCATACTGATTCTTTATTGCATTTGCCCCCACAGGGTCTTTTTTTGCATTGTTTAAAAAATTCTTGATTACGCTTGAATAGCCCTCAATTTTGGCCATTGCTCCAATAGCAATCTCACTAGGCAATCTTGCAGTCTTTATGATAACAGTAGCAATCTCCTGAGCTTTAGAAGCAAGTGTATCCACTTTACTCACCCAGTTAGTCACATTCAGCTTAAATTCATTCAGCCTCTGCAAAAGAGACTGTTTCTCTTTTATATTGTTGCTCTTCTCACAAAGCTTTGTAATTCCCTTAAAAAGCGAATTGTCCTGAGTTGTCATAACACCCTGGAGCTGGAGCTCATCATCAACAGAACTAGTCACAATCATATTTAAAAATGATGAGCTTGCTGCATTCTCATATTTATTCATAGCCGCATCCAGCGCATCCTCAGCCGCAAGCTCGCTAAGTGGAAGAGATTCCGTCAAAGTCTCGCTGAAAGTCACATTTACACGGCTTTCATTTAAAGCTGATACCAGATCATCAGAGCGGTCAATACTTCCAGTCGGAACAACCGTATGCTTTCCATATATCGGATGTTCTAGCGTTCCATAACCGCGCTCACACAAAGCCGCTTCAAACTCATCCGCAAGAGAAAGACACTCCCCACCAAAAAAAATAGCAGTCATCGGAAACTTTTTTCCACCAAGTCCAAGACTCTGAATCTCAGCTCCGTCAACATCCGGGAAAGTGTGCTCAGCCGTCTTTAACGGTGTAGACCTGCTCAAAGATGACTCATAATTGAATACAATTCTTTTTCCAGAAGGAGCCGTATAGACCGCCTCGCTTATCTCATCAGTCCACGCCATTCGTCACTCCTACCGCCTTCCAGTCTGCAAAGTAAAAGCAGGAGCAGCAGTTGCCCCGCTCTTAACCGTCAGGCCGTCACTAAGACCAATTTCAACACGGTTAGTCGTTACCGACTCCTCACGTGAGTAGTTGTTAGCAACAGCTGCCGACCTTGTAGGTTCAGCCATGCTCGCAGCTGCATCAGCTTCACTTTCTGCAGGCAAGCCCCCCGCGCTGTCTGTCGCCCCGCTTCCAGCTAAAATGCTGTTTCTCGTTTTTTCAAAAAATCCCGAAATCCTATCATGCAGCCCGCCCAAGCCTGGAATCCAGGAAAGAGATTCCAGAATAGCCTGAATAGGAGCTGCAATCATCTGCAAGATGGAAAGTCCCAGCATCTTGATTCCGGCGATGAATCCGCCCACCTTGAATGCGTTGATTGTGTCGAATATGCCTCTGATTGTATTCCAAACAAATTCAAGTGGAGCAACAAGCGTCTTTAAAATTGCTCCACCAATTCCCTTCATGTTTCTTATCCGCTCAAAGAAGCCATCAACAGCCGCAGTCACCTTCTGCCATTTGCCTGTAAGAACAAGTATAATACCAATCAGAGCCACAATTGCAGCAATCACAATTCCAATCGGGTTAGCAGACAAGGCCGCATTCCACAGCCACTGAGCCGCAGTTGCAACCTTCATACCCATAGCCGCAGCAGTAGAAGCCGCACCCTGAGCATTTATCGCAACAGTCGTACCCACCGCCGCAGCCCTGTAAGCAATCATAATTCCTTTGCCGAAGGCCATAACAAGGTTAAAGCCCTGCATGATCTTAGCACCTACAACAATAGCCGTCATTGCCGTTTTCCAGGCAACCATTGCCCCCACAACGGCAATAATGACTCCCCGGAACTTCCAGGCAGTCATAATCATGCCAGATATTGCATCTACAATGTGAATAGCAGCATTAATAAGCGGCTGAGGGTCAAAGCTGCTTACAGCCTCAGTAAGCTTCTTCAAACCGTTACTTCCACGGCTTTCAAAAGCCTCAACAAATTTAAAGCCCAGCTCCGTGAGCCCGCTCACAAGCACCTTCAGCTGATTTATCAAACCGCCTCGAATAACCTCGGCCCCTTTTGCAGCTGTTCCTGCACTATTTGCAGCCGCCAAAGCATAACTATTCAAAGCCTCTTCACCAGTGTTCAGCAAAGCCGTAACAGCTGCAATATTCTGTTTGCCGAAAATGGCATAAATATTCGCATTCTTCTCAGCATCACCCATTCCTGCCATCGCTTTATTAAATTGCCCTATAATCTTAGGAAGCGGCAAAAGATTGCCAGCTGCATCTGTTGTGATGATGTTCATCTTCTTTAAAGCAGCTGCAGCACTGCTTGTCGGAGCACTCAAATTCGTCATAATATTTCTTAAATGAGTTCCCGCTTCAGCACCCTTAATCGAATTGTTGGCAAGAGCCGTCAAGCTGCCGCTCATCACATTCAAATCATTGTTTGCCGTCTTAAAGAAGCTGCCGCCTGCACTAATAGCAGCTCCTACATCCTGAAGACTCATATAAGCACTGTTAGCTGTATAAGCCATCACATCAGAAATTCTCGTCATGTTCTTTGCAAGCTCTTCAGGCTTGTCAGTCATCATTCCCATAACGTTCAAACTTCCAACGGCAAGCCCTACAGCCTCATCCATTCCAGTTAAAGCCGTAGTAGCAAGATCAGCAACACCAGGAAGAAGGGCAATAGCCTGCTCACTCTTCACACCAGCCTGAGCCAGCGTCTTCATAGCAGTGCCCGCCTGCAGCGCATCAAATTCAGTTGCAGCGGCAACATTTCGCACCGCTCGCCCCATATCCTTTAATTTACTTTCAAAGTTCTCTGCCTGAGTAAAAGCCGGGCCATAGGCCGCAGCAGCAGAACGGATAGCTTCGTCAAATTGTGCATACTGCCTTGTAGCAACAACAAGCCCAGCGGCCACAGCCCCAACTCCAACCTTCACACCCATACTAAGGGCCGAAGCCATAGTAGCCCCCAAAGCATTCACCCGAGTCTGAGCCTGGCTTATTCCACGCCCAAGCACTCCGGCGGCAACATTGCCCTGAGAAGCCATCTTGTTAAGCTGATTAGTAGCCCTGTCTAATATGCTGAATTCAGTAACGATTTTATAATTCTTCATCGCTTACCACCTTCAGCCATGCAGGCCTTCACAATCTCAGTGATTCTAGCCTCAAGCTCGTCCTCATCTCTGTAAGCAGGCTCACCGTTATTATTTTCAAGAACATGAGGCACAAAGTCAGTCTTAGCCATAAGCTCTCGCTCACGCTTTAAAGTCTGCATTACCTGGGCAAAACTCAAGCCACAATGTCTTCTGGCCTCTATATCATAAGTCGTCAGTCCGTTGTCCAGCAGCGTCTGACTTGCATTTGCTTCCTTGTTTCTGTCCACAGAAGGACGGTTCAAGCCAGTCCACACGCACTGCATCCAGCCGTTTACAATTCGCCAGGCTTCAGGGTTGCCATAAGCACGAACAAAGCCCGGAAGCTCAATCTGACCAGTCAAAGCCATCTGAGTAATCCAGCATTCATATATAGGCTTATTAACCGCAAGAGAAAAACTCTTTACAAAATCGCTTAAGTAAACTTCAAATTCATTGTTAGCCTGTCTGCTCGCACTGTAATTGTTGCCGAACTCCATCATCAATATTTCCGGCGGAATGTTGTGGCTCCAGGCAAGAACTGCAATAATGCTTTTTTCAAAAGTTGAGTAATTAACATTAGGCCTGTTGGTCTGAAAGCTCGTAATCTTTCCGCCGTTTGGAGCCTTATACACAGTGCCCGGATTCATGATGTCAATCTGATTAGTAGGTGGAGTTACATCCAGATAAGCAGGTGAAGGCCCATCCGGCAAAGGTGGCAAAGGCGCGCCGCTCAAAGCACCCGCAGCATTCGCAGGAGCCGCCGGGCCTCTCAAGCTTCTCGCATAATCAGCAGGCCCTGCACCAATCTTTATCTCATTAGGCGCTTCTTCCAGAAAAAGCGGAATCATTGCGTTAACAAGACTAGCCCGCACCTCAGCATCACGAGTACGGTCAAGATCCTTCAGCATATAAATTGCATCAGCCAGAAAAGGCTCGCCCCTCACATCGTCCACAAAATGCTCAGAACCGTAAACCATCCAGCTTATCAGGCGGCCGCTTTTTTCTCCTCTTACAGGAATTCTCTCATATTCATAAGCTCCGTCAACAATACTCTGCACATAAAAAGCAACTCGCTTTCCCCACTTGTCAAACTCAACACCATGCTTGATATAATGGCCGTCAATCAAATTAGGAGTGTCAGGCGTTCTAATATGATCACCGTTCACCCATTGCCAGCGTGGAAGATTAGTTGCCTTATCAATTCTGCTGATAATAATGCCATCGCCGCTTATGAGGCTTTCAGTCCTTACAAGCTTCTGAAAAGCTCCGAACGTGTCTTTCTTACTCCAGTCGAAAACTGCAGGACTGTTGCAGTAAAGGTCAAACTCATTTGCAATTTTGTCACTGTATTCAACAGCCTTCTGAGCCTGCTCCACGCCGTCACGCCCAGGAAACAAAACGCTCCCCATAGGAGTAGGAGTTGCAACAATTCCAGTATGAATCTCATTAGTCACAAGACGGCGGATCACACCCTTCATGTAGGTGTTAGTCCTAAATAACTTCATGCTTCTTTTGCGCAGCTTCCAGTAATCAACAAAGACCCATTCACTCACAGGGCCTAAAGAACCAGGGAACTTAGCACCATCCCAGAAGTCGCCGCCAAAATAATCTCCCAGGGCTTTAACAGTTAAATCTTTTAAAAAGTCTGAATAATTTTCAACGCTCTTCATATCCTAAAACCCCGGAATTACCTGACTCCATTTTCTGCCGCCATTCAAAGCATCTTCAATTCTGTTGATCTCATCAATCAGCTTGTCGCGCCTTGCATAAAGTGAAGCAAGGTCAGTTCTCTTCACTGTCTGCCTGTCCTGCCCCGTGTCAATCGTATATTCCACAATGCCGTCAGCTCCACTGGAAGAAGTAAAAGCAACAATAGCGCGGTTAATCCCGTCCAGAAGCACCTTGTCATTTTTCAAGGTATTGCGCCAGAATTCAACCCCGCTAATTTCTCCAACTTGATTCACATCTTCCAGAAGCATTCCCATTGCACTGTCTCCATTTAAATCAACTTTTCCACATTATACCCACAATGCACCGCGCAGGTTTTCCCGGCTCCTGAAAGCCAGCTGCACGCCATTCTGCTTAAATCCGTCCTGCTCCAGGACAATAAAATATTTTGTATTATAAACGGCCACAAGAATTGCAACATGGCCGTATTTATTTGTTCCAGATTTATCCCAAATTAAAACATCGCCCCGCGAATAATCCGCAAGAGCAGAATCTGGAGTCACATTCACATCACCCGGATTATCAAATATTTTTCTTGCACCACCATCAGCACCAAGAGCCGGAAACTGCTCTTTCCCCCATACATCGTGATAATACTGGCGGGCAAGGTCTACACACTGGCAGGACTTATCACCCTTAAAATTCTTGTCAGTGTAGTCAATCTTTTTTCCCATATAAGCACGAATAAAGCTTGTTAAGGACATCATTTCTCCACCTCACAAGCGTCTTCTTTTTTCTCTCCCTTTTTTTCGCTCCAGTTGTCTTTTGCGATGTTAAAATCCATCACACCCAGACTGATGGCATAAGCAAATCCGCAAACCTTCCAGATTTCATCAATTGTAGCATTCCCCAAAAGTCCGAACCATGACAAAACACTGCCAGCCACACCCAGCACAATAATAAGAAGTTTCAGCCATTTGCTATATTCTTTATTCTTCATTTTTCCACCTAAAAAAACAGCTCCGGCGCACTGGAGAGAAATAGAGTAAATGCGCCGCAAGCTGCAGAATTTATTTTTCTGTCTTAACAAAAAGAGAACAGATTTCTGTCACAGCAGTAGAGGCAATTCCAATTCCTGCAACAATCTGCACTGCATAAGCAGGAGAAAGAAAAGTAACAACCGCACTTGCAATAGTTGCAACGCCGCCGGTTATTCCCACAACAAGATTAAAAGTTTTTTTCTTCATAGTTTTTCACTCCTTGTCTATTTTTTCATACAAGGCTTTTATAGCCTCGTAATTTTTCGCCGTTTCTTCATAGTGAATTTGAAATTCAGCAAGCCTTATAATCCAGTCCTCGCTTACAGTCACTTTTTCTTCTTCCTCATTCCTTTCATAACCGTCCAGAACAGGAAAAACCGGAAAATTAAGCTCCGGCACAATCACTTCTTTTTCAACCCTGCTGCTTACACAGCTGGTCAAGAGCATTAGCAGCAGCATCACCACTATGCAGCTTTTCAACCTTCTCATCAGCTTCCTTCCTGTTGTTGCTCTTAATAGCAGCCTCAACCTTCATCCTGTCGATGGTTTTGTTAAGATCGTTTATCACTTTTTCATTCTCTTCTGCTTTATTTTTGTATTTTGTGGCCGCAGCTTTCTGCCTTTTCGCATAAATCACGCAAAGCCCAAGCCCAACGGCAAGAGCAGCACAAAGCCAGAATAAAACCTTCGCAAGCATAAACGCCCCCTATTTAAGCCCGATTTTAGTAGCCACATAACCGGCAAGAACAACCAGAGCCCCCTTAAAGATGTAATCAAACCAGTTACTGTTCTTGTTAGTCTTATGGTCATTCACAGCAAGCTTAATCTCCAGAGCTTCCACCCTGCTGGTAAGCTTGTTAATTTCTTCAACGCGCGAGTCCATTCTCGAAGTCAAATGTTTTACATCGTTTCTGATCTCAACAATTCCCTCAAGAATCTTTTCAACTTTTTTGCTGCTTAACTCTTCTGACTCGTCCTCATCACTCATTTTCTAATCCTTAATATTCTGCATCTTAATAAGGCCGGGAATCAAAGGCTCATACCAGAACTTTATATCATCCAGGCTAAGCTCTTGCGGTCGCATTGGTAAATGATAATTCTGATAAATCTCCCTTATCATCACCGGCACCCCGACCACAGCCTTTACAGTCTGCCTCCGGCCTTTAAGTGCAAGTTCAACCTTTAGCCCGCTATAAAAAAACCCACAATGGTAGTCACTACCTTGTAATCATTGTTAGCGATTTTCGAAAACCAGCTAATATCCTGTCCGGTAATGGCAGAAGCAACGGCCAAAGTTTTATGAACTCCTTCATGTTCCTTGAATTTATCCATGGCCATGTAAGCAGCACCATTTGGATTTATAAGTGTAAGTTTTTCGCCGGCATATCCTTCCGGGCTCTTATTGCTGATTACATATACAAAATCGCAGTCGTCATTTAAGTAAAGGCTTCCTCTCTGAATTTCTTTCAAAAGCCTTGGAATAGAAGCATCAAGGATTCTCTTTCCGTTCCCGTCAGTAACATAAATGTCGATGTCCTTATCTTCTGCCCAGCGTTCAACTTCCTTCATTGCCAGGTCTTCAGTCATCACGTTTTCTTTTTCCATTTGTTTGCTCCGTTTAAAAAAAATACAGGCAGGGGCCGCAGCCCCGCCTATTCAACTACAAATATCTCCAGTCCCCGGCAAGGCTAATAGCCATTGTATTAGCCTTGCCATCCAGAACCTTCTCGTCAGTAATCTGCATATTACCACTGATGAGAGTGCCATCAATCTTTGTTGCACTGATTGGCACAAAATCAAGATTAGCCGCAGCCTCTTCTATAAATGGCTGGTCACCGCGTGAATCATCGGTAACGATGTTGATGTCAGTGATTGTACCAACAACACGAGTCTTCTTAACTCTCGAAGTGCCGTCAGAGTTGGCAACCACTTCATTTTCATATCCTGGCATTTTGAATTTTGGCTCGTCTTCTGAGTCACAAGTAAAACGCCTGCCGTTTATAACGATACTTTCTAAAGCTCCGCCTGCCATCGACATATTCTACCCCCTAGCCCAGATACTGACCGAATAAAACATCGCCGGAAATTACTTCCACGTTGCCACTAATCTTCACAGGGTATCTGTAATTAACTCTCTTTGAATTCTCAGTATCAAGCCATACTTCAAGATTTTCGATTGTAAATTTTACATCGCTAATCAGAGCAGCTTTACCCAGCTCAACCGCCAGGTTAGCAAACCAGGTTTTAAAATCGTTTGGCTGTACAGCTGCAGGATTAGTTGTCTCCTGTTTGTTTGGAACAAGAGGCGCACCCTTTACCTCATCGCTTTCTGTAATAAGCCTCAAGTTATAGACAATATTCATCAGCTTTACAGCATCTACAACATAACGCCATGCTGGATGTTTGCCTTCACTTTTAGGATGATAGAAAGTCACAACGTCATTCAGCTCAGCAACGCTGCCATTAGGAATACTTGTGGAAGCTCCCTTCATCATTGCCTGATTTCTTACAGTATATTTTTCCTGAGCTTCATCAGATCCGCGCTTCAAGCCCTTTAAAGTTCCCTTATAATTCTGAGCCGGATTCTTGTCTGCTGTAGTCAGAATATCCAGCAAGCCTCTAGCCCCAACGACAAAAGGAAGCTCAGGAGCTCCCACACTTTCAACAAGGAAATTGATTCTGTCGGTTGGACGTGCATCAGTAATAGCAGTTCTTGTCGCATAGTCATCAGTACAACCATGAGCAACAAGAGCTCCACGCTTGGCAAGCACATCCCATGCACCTTCACCCCATTCCTCATACACATCAAGCAGAGCAGAAGGATTCTCCCCGTCCCTGTAGTCAAATGTATCAAGAACGAATGTTTCCCAGATTTCTCCAGTCTTAGCAAGAGCACTGTCTACAGCTGGAACTCCAGCACCATCAGCAAACGGAGCTACAGTTATAGCAATTCCAGAAATATCACCAGTAACAGAAAGACCGATTCTATTACCAAGTGAACCGCTCCATCTTGCAATCAGCTCAATAACATCAGGATTATCCTCGCTGCCAGGAACAAGAGCCGCAGTTACACAGCGATCAACTTCAGAATTAATTGTTCTCACAATTGATTCATTAATTTCTTCAAGTGTTGCGCCTTTTGCAACAGTCACAAGAATATCAAGACCGCCCACAGTAACAGTCAAACGAGAAGCAGCGCTTGCAGCTTCTCCCCTTAAAGTGAGCGAACCTTTAGCAGCAATAAAATTGTCGCCTTTTTTTACAGGTAAGATGGTAACCGGAAAAGTCGCCATGCTTCCAGCTGTCGGAAACAGCTGCTTAGCTGCAAGATGCAATGGGCTTCCATACCCGAATCTTTCAGCCACACTTGCGGCACTGCCGTCACATTCATATTTATCAAGGCTGTAAATTGCGTCATCGTCTCCCTGACCAACAATCACAAGCCTCTGAGGAAGCATACTTGCATTCCCTTTGTTAAAGTTCTTAGGAGTAACTTCAATGCCAGTAACTCTACTAACTGCACTTGCGCTAACACCCATAGCCCTTCTTCTCCTTATTCAGATCCGACAAGAATTTTTCCATTCTCGTCAGTAATAATTCCGTTAATTTCCCAGTCAAGAACACCCTCGGTGATCTCAACGTCCTCAACATAAGGAACCGTTAAAGTAATCCGCACAATTCTTACTCGAATTGCACTTTGACTATTATCCGGCTCAAACGCCTGGAACTTCCAGCCCACATTCCCCACAATTCCCCTGAGCCGGAAAAAAGTATTTTTCTCAGCTCTAAGAATGCGGCGGCAAAGCCTTGCAGTTTTCCAGGCCTTCAGCCCGGCCCTCATGCCAAAATCTTCGCTGCTGCCAGTGTTTCCCGTTGCATAAACATCCAGATACACAGTTGCAACCATATTCTGATTGTTAACGCTTCCCGTTCCCCTCTGACCGTCAGAAGACTCAACACTCACATTCACACACGGAAAAGGATTACTTTCCGGCTCTTCATCATCCACGTACTGCAGCGGATTTTCATTCTCCACATAAACAGCAACGTCATAATCTCGCTTAGATTTTACTCCAGCCTCAGCCGCAAGCTCAGCCTGATGTGCAAAGTCCACCGCAAGCAAAGCCGCAATCTGGTCGCGGATAATTTCGATATTATCCGGCTCACTTTGCAGCGTTGTGCAAGCAGGCTCAATTATCTCCGGCATCGCTTTCATCCCCCGCATCTTTTAAGCTCGCCACCATAAAGAGGCGATTCCACCCGACAGTCCTGTCAGGCTCGCAGAAAGACACAAACATCTCTTGTGTCTTCCCGTCCAGGTCACCCCAGCTCAACCGCCAGCCCCTACGCGGATAAAGAATCTTTCCTTCATCCGCCACTCTTGCAGCAACATAAGTGGCCCAGCAAGTCCGTCCAGCAACCTTATTACCCTCGGTATCAAAGCCATAGCCAATATCCGAGAGAATCATAGGAACGTCCGGCCATTCCCTGCCGTCAAGGCTAGTCAATGTCGCTGAGACATTTCCTGCCTGACTCCCCTCAATCGTCACCGCTGCATCCCGGCGGGCAAGCTCACGCAGATTCAAAGCTTACGCCCCTGCATCTGCACCCTGACCATCAGAGCCAGCGTCTCCAGAATCATCACCAGAATCATCTGCACCAGCCTTTCCAGACTGCTTGCCAGTCTTTCCAGACTTATCGTCTTTCTTTTTTGAGTCCGAATCAGGATTCATAAGCTTTTTCTGCAATTCCAGAAATTTAGCTTCAGTAACAACCTGTTTTGATTTTTTCAGGCTTTCAAAAACTTTTTCATTTGCAAAGTTTTCAACAGTAACTTTTTCGCCTTCATCAAGGATAATTCCCTTGCTCACGATCGAAATACCAGGAGCAATTTTCAAAACTTCTTCTTTTGCCATATTTCAACTCCTATTACCTTTTTGTCTTAAGACAGCCAAAGCGGTCAATTGAAACTGGAATAGAAAGCGGTCTAGCCTTACACTCAGCTGTGTAAGTATCACCCTTCTTATCCTCATAAACTCTATTGTGAACACGGATAAATCCAGTGCCCTCAGTTCCTCTGTCTCCGCTGTAAGTTACAGTCGAAGGCACAATCTCATTGAATGGCTCTTTCATTCCAAGAGAAGGAACGCCACCGTAAACAGTACGGAAGTCCACATCTTCAGGACGTGCTATAACGATAGCAGCATTGTCATCAAGATACTTAAAGCTGCCGTTAGCTCCAACGCGCTTATAGCTTCCGCCATAAGTCCAGATTTCAAGGGTATGGCTTCCAAAGTCACAATATCCATGATATTTACCACCGCGAGAGCGAAGGCTTCCAGGAACAAGCTCACCAAGTCCGAGCCCGTCTTTTCTAACAAGTGTCTGGAACTTAGCGTTCTGCAAAAGATTCTTGTAAGCAGCATCACCAAGAATCAGGTAAGCTGGTGCCACCTGACCATCGTCAGCAATCTTATCAGCAAGAGCTGTAACATCTTCAACAGGAGTTGCATTTGCAATGTCGCTCCAGTTAACGGCAACAGTCGGGAAGTGAGTCTGAGCTGCACCAAAGTTCAAAGTGTAAGAAACACCGTCTTTATCGTCGCGAAGCTCAACAGCACCAGTCTGCATAATCTGAGCACACTGGAGATCAACCTGCAAACCAATCATGCGATGGAAGCGGCTCAAAGCGTCTACAATCTTACTTGCAAGACGTCCGAACCAGTCGCCGATAGTGCGGGCATCATCGCTTTCCCCTGGCTGACGGCGCATAAGTCCGTACAAATCAATCGGATCTTCAAGAGCGGTTAAAGGTGGACGGAATTTGTTTTCCTTCCAGGAATCGCTCTTAACAATTACAGAGCCGGTACGGCCATCGCGCAAAGTTGGCGCAACAGTGTCTGTTGTGCGCTCTACGTCAATTTCAACATACTCAGCATTTGTATAATCTTCATCAGTGGTTTTGAACCACATAGCAAAAAAACCGCGCTCAACAGCCCGGCGACCATCAGTAAACTTAAAAAGAACTGCTTTCAACCATTCTGGCATTTTCGTCTCCTTTTTTCTTAGATAACTTCGTGAACATCACGGGCCCAAATGCCATTCTGACGCAGCAAATCAACCTGAGCATCTGTCAAAGCATCCCCGCCAATAGTCACAAGATTGCGATTAACATCACCCTTAACACAAACCCTTACAGGATAGTCACCTGCAGCAGTAATTGGAGTGATGACATGATCAAAAAGAACAAAAATAGCATCACCAGCAGCAGGCTCTTCAGCAACAACATATTTGCCGCTTTCGGCACGAGTGAGCAAAGCCCCGTCAACAATCATAATAGTCTCACCTTCTCCAGCAGCTGCAACATTGAGCACGCCTGTCTCAAATTCATTTCCACCCAGGAGCAGAGTCTTAGGCTCTATGCTCTTGGTTTCTTTGTTACCGTTAATTGTCCCCATCGTCATAACCTCCGTTAAACGACTTATCAAAGGCCTCGTTCATTGCCTTTTTGTCAGCATTTTTGTCATCTTTAGGCGGATTCACATCCGGCACACTCTGATCCTGAGCCTGAGCAGCAAGAGCCTTAGCAGCGGCCCCCTTCTCCATAAAGGCATCAATTACCTTTTCGTCAGATGGCTCAGCATTAGACTTGATACATTCAAGAGCGTAATCATTAGCCCCTGCCTTCTGACCCAAAGTTAAAAGGCGATTCACGCGCGCCTGCTCTTTCTTCACGCCCGCAGCTTCGCCGTCCTGGAACACCTGAGCATATACATCAGGATTATCCCGTTTAAGTTCTTCAGCCGTAATCTTCATACAGCCCCCCTTTTTATTTTCCACAGAAGCCAAAGCTTCTGCCTTGGACGGCTCACCGCCCTTAAATCCAATTGCAACAGCAGCAGCGGCCCAGTCGCGTTTCAACGCTTCCCCACCGCGCTTTAAGTTCATAGAGTTTACAAGTTCACGAGATTTTTTAAATTCAGCCCTTGCTGAAATCAAAGAATCATTCATGTTTGCAGACTCATCAGCATTATTTTCACCGTCAATAATTTCATCTACAAAGCCCGCTTCAAGAATGTCCTTACCCCACAACCAGGTCTCAGCGTCCATCATAGAGCGAATGTCATCATCGCTCTTGCCTGTCTTGCGCATATAGATAGAGCTCAGCATAGAGTCAATCATTGCGAAATACTCAGCCGCTTCCCTCATATCATTTTCGTTACCTATGACATAGCCCCAGGCATCGTGAATCATGAAGATGGAGTTATCTTCAGCAATCACCTTGTTAGAGTCACTGACAGCATTAGCCGCAAGCGCAATAGCCGAGGCCATGCTTGCAGCCATACCCTGAATGTAAGTTGTAATTTTGACAGATGGATTATTTCGCGCAAAATCGCGGATGACATTAAAGATAGTCACGCCCTCGAATACATCACCGCCGGGCGAATCAATTACAATGCGTAATTCTTTTTCATTTTCCGGAAAAGCCTTCAGCTGATCACGTACATAGTTAGCAGATATTTCTTCCTGCACCCCTGTATACTGCTCCCACCAGTCTTCCCCAATAACCTTGTTTATTAACAGTTCGACCATTGTGTCACAATTTTAAGGCCAGATTTTTTGTTTGTTTATGTCTTTTATTATGTCATTTTGAAATTTTTTACAGAAATAACTTGCTTTTTTCAGCATATACAACAAAAATGAGGGCATGGGAAAGACAATAGTTTTAAAAGGCATAAACGCCTACAGCAAGGCAATGAAAGATGTTAAAAACAAAATGGCCACAGCCGCAGCCGCAGCCGTCACAAAAACCGCCTACACAGCCCGCAAGAATGCAATCTCAAACATCGAAAAGAATTTCACGCTTAGGAATACTTTCACAACGCGTCAGATTTTTACTACCCCAGCCAGAAAAAGCACCAGCTTAAAAAACATCAAGGCCTACACAGGAACTTTAGATCCTGCCGGTTACATGGCAAGACAGGAAACCGGCGGCATCAAAAAAACAGACTCAGGCGCAAACCTCATAATCCCAAACACCAGAGCCCGCGGCGGCTCAAACACAAACAAAGTACAAAAACGCTACACCTACGCAAACGTGATAAAAAACACCGCCCGCTCGTCACAGAACCGCA